ATTTTAGGTGAGGTTGAGCTTGTCAATCCGGTGGATGCGGATGGCAATGAAAAGGACATGGAGGTCCACCCTTTTATATGGGAAGTAGATAACAGGGAGGCTTTTAAAACTATGGGTGAGCCTTTCACTCAGTTAGCTAAGCAACGTAGATTGCCAGTACAGCACTGGATTGAGTGTGGGACTGATGAGCGGTCCATCCCAACTGGAGCAAAGTTTTACCTGCCAACAACGAGCCTAGACATTACTAAGTCAATTGATCTCACAGAGGAAGACCAAACTAAATTTGGTGACTTTCTTGAGTGGATTAATAACTACAATGATTACATTGTTTCTGCTTGGAATGAGAAACGCACAGAAAAAGTAAAAGCAGAGAATGACGCGCTCGTAGAAGACTTTATTGACATTGAAGTTGGTGAAGATTAGTGAATGTTACACATCCTTCAGAGATTAAAATACATCGATACCTAGAGGATGTTCGTAAAGGCAAGCGTGGCATGTCAGATGCCACAATTGCTCGCATTGTCAGGGATATAAAAGAAGCTGTTCAAAAACAGTTTGATGGCAAGGAACGTAAGTTTAGCTTACGCATGTCAAACATCGGAAGACCTTACTGCCAACTGTGGTTTGATAAAAATCAACCAGAAGAAGGCATTGAACCTCCCGCTAATTTTTTAATGAACATGATGATTGGAGACATCGTAGAAGCTATCTTCAAGGGTGTACTAACTGAAGCTGGTGTAGAGTTTAGCGATGGATTTAAGTCAACATTGACTGCAGGACAACACAAGATTGATGGTACACACGATTTGATCATGGATGGTCATGTGGATGATATCAAATCAGCGTCGCAGTGGTCCTACAAAAACAAGTTCAAAGATTACGCAACACTTAAAGAACATGATGCCTTTGGCTACGTAGGTCAGCTTGCGGGATACGCTAAAGCTTTAGGTGTTGATCCCGGCGGATGGTGGGTTATCAACAAGGCAAACGGCGAATTTAAATATGTATCTGCGTGGGATATGAAGCCAAAAGTTGATGATATAGTTGATGAAATTGCAGATAAAGCGGATAAACTTGAATCAAATCAATTTGTTAAGTGCTTTGATTCGATTGAAGAAACATTTCGTAGAAAATTCACCGGAAATAAAATATTAGGTGAAGAGTGCAGTTGGTGTAGATACAGGCATAAATGTTGGCCTGAACTACAGGAGTTACCATCTCTTGTATCGCAAGCAAAAGAGCCGCCTATCATACCTTACGTAGAGATATCGGATGAGTACCAACAAGAAAAGTTTAATAAGAAAAAACGCGCTTAGATATGGCTATCGATCAGGACTAGAGCAAATTGTTCGCGACTCTTTGCGGGGACGAAAGTGTAATGCTAAATACGAATGCCTAAAGATAGAATGGGAAGATCTGACGTATAGAAAATACACGCCTGACTTTTTACTTCCTAACGGAATTATTGTCGAAACAAAAGGTCGATTCACCCCGGCTGATCGCATGAAACATCTCGCGATTAAAAAACAACATCCCCATCTCGATATTCGATTTGTATTTAGTAATAGCAACTCTAAACTGCGAAAGGGTGCGAAAACAACTTATGCAAATTGGTGTGAAAAACACGGATTTTTGTACGCAGACAAAGACGTGCCGCAGGAATGGATTAACGAAAAGAAAAAACCAATCAAGCATTATCCTTCCACACTAGTGGCTTTTCCATTCACTAAAATTATCAGGTAATATAATGTCAGAAGAGAAGAAAGAAACATCGTTTGCTATAGTTATTACTCCTGAGTTTGATGACAAAGGCGAATGGGATGGTATGGTCGGCTGTCACATGGAAGAAGAAGTTAATCACGATTTGACTGAAGACCAACTAATGCAAATTCGTAGTGTTTGCGGCATCATGGCAAATACTATATCTCTTATGGAACAGGACCAAGAGTTTTTTGAGTATGTCAGAGAAGCGTTTTTATCTCTCAATGAAGATTTGATTTTTAAATTTGTAGATGCAATAGAAGAAAAAGATGAAAAGCCAAACTTTACTAAGGAAGGTAACGTGTTCACATTAAACTTTAATTCTAAGACTCATGGAAGCGCGTAATGAGCTTAAAAGATATTCGTTCTGAGTTGAATGCTGATTTAAACGCGATAATTGAAGACACTGTTGAAGATGAAATTTTTGACATGGTCACAAAACCCAAACACTACAATACCGGACAGTTTGAAACCTATGATATTATTGTAGATGTGCTAGGAGAGTATGATGCTATTTCGTATTGTCGCGGAAATGTTCTAAAGTACATGTTACATCGTCTTTGGAACAAAGGTGATCCGATAGAAAACGCACGTAAAGCTCAGTGGTATCTGCAAAAGATGATTGAGTTGATGCGAAAAACGGAAGGAGTTAATTGGTAATGTCGGTCGAAATAAAGGTTGACTTACAATTTGAAATCGATATAACTGAAGTTTCGCCAGAACATAGACATGAAGATGGAATCACAGAGATTGTCCAAGATGTGCTCGATGCGTGTATGTATGACATTCCGGGTGCAGACCTCAAAAAGTGTGAAATCTCTATTGAAGGATTTGATTAATGGGACAAGTAGATTATCTGGGAATACAGATAGATCTAAGCAGAGACGCTGATTTATCAGAGCAAGGAATCGCTCTACTTAAAGATTATTACATGTTACAAAATGAAACATCCCCACAGCAAGCATTTGCACGTGCGGCCGTGGCTTATTGTGAGGGCGACTATGATTTTGCTCAACGCATTTATGATTACGCTAGCAACCGTTGGTTTATGTTTTCTAGTCCAGTTTTGTCTAACGCACCAGATGCCGACAGTAGCTCGAAAGGGCTTCCTATTAGTTGCTTTCTCACATACGTTGATGATACTCTGGATTCTCTTATTGAGCATAACTCTGAGGTAGCGTGGCTGTCTGTGAAGGGCGGTGGTGTAGGAGGTCATTGGTCCTCTGTTCGCCCCGTAAGTGATAAGGCACCCGGTGTAATACCGTTTATGAAAGTTGTCGATTCACAAATGACAGCTTATAAACAAGGCAAGACCCGCAAGGGATCTTATGCGGCATACCTTGATGTATCTCACCCGGAGATCATTGAGTTTATAAACTTTAAAGTTCCCACTGGTGGGGACGTAAACAGGAAGTGTTTCAACCTGTTTAATGCAGTTAACATTACAGATGCTTTTATGGAGGCAGTACAACATGGAGAACAATGGGAATTACGATGCCCTGATTCAGGAGCTATCAGAAGTACAATCCAAGCTAGAGAGTTGTGGCAGAGAATACTTGAAGCTCGTTTCAGAACAGGCTCCCCATATCTCAACTTTATCGACACAGCAAACAGAGGGTTACCGGATTCTCAAAGAGCACTTGGATTATCAATTAGAGGCTCTAATCTCTGCAATGAAATACATCTCGCAACATCTACAGAACGTACAGCAGTTTGCTGTCTCTCCTCAGTCAACCTTGAAAAGTGGGACGAGTGGGGAACCAGCAGAATGGTTCAAGACTTGGTACGACTCTTGGACAACGTCCTTAAATTCTTTATCCGCCATGCTCCCGAAGAAATAGAAAAAGCTAAATTTAGTGCATATATGGAACGGTCCATTGGTTTAGGCGCAATGGGCTTTCATGGATATCTACAAAACAAAGGTATTGCATGGGATTCTTGGCAGGCGGCTAGTGAAAACTATCAAATCTTTAAGAAAATTAAAGAAGATGCCTTGGACTCTACGCATGAGTTGGCTAAGGAAAGAGGTGAATCACCTGATATGGCGGGTACAGGGCGACGCAATGCTCACCTACTTGCGATTGCTCCGAATGCTAACTCATCTATTATATGCGGGTGCTCAGCGTCTATTGAACCTATCAAGTCAAATGCGTACACGCACAGAACTCGTGCAGGTGCGCATCTGGTTAAGAACAAAGCCTTAGAACGTATATTGGAGGAACACGGTGAAAATACTGAAGCCACATGGAAAAGCATCATTGCTTCAGAAGGCTCTGTCCAGCATTTGGACTTCCTCAGTGACCACGAGAAGAGCGTTTTCAAAACGGCCTTTGAACTCGATCAGGCGTGGGTTGTTGAACATGCGTCGAAGAGACAGGAGTTCATCTGCCAAGGGCAATCGGTAAATCTTTTCTTCCCTGCCGGTAGTTCTAAATCTTACGTCAACTCTGTTCACATTAAAGCGTGGAAGGAGGGATTAAAAGGTTTGTATTATCTGCGTACTAACGCAGGTGTGTCTGCAGACAAAGTAGGTGCGTTAATTGAACGCAATGCGTTAAAAGATTTCTCTGATGAGGATACAGCAGAGTGTATTAGTTGTCAGGGATGATTAGATGGCAAGAAAAAAATTATTACGTATAGCGGTGGGTCCAGCAGAATACGTGACTACAGAGAGAGATAGAAGCCATAATGAATTAGTATGTTCAGTGTGCCATTGCGAGTTTGACATTGAGCTTGAGGGTGGTATTGATGGATACTTAGGTGTACTTCCTGTAGCGTTCTGCGCCATGTGTTACTCAGGATTAGATGAGTTTTTTACACAACTACATGGCTGTTATGATGATGAACATGAGGGGTATGAAGACCATGAGTAAAGATTTTGATGAAGAGTTTGACTTAGTTAAGATATTACGTCAGGCTCAAACACTAGAAACAATGAATGAAACAGACATAGGTTGGGAGACAAAAGTTATCCCGGAAGCCTTAGCACAAAAGGCCGCAGATGAAATTATTCAATTGCGTCAACAGGTTAACGAATTGCGCAATGAATTGAGTAAAAAATCGGTTGACTAATTTCCCTCGCTGAGTATAACTACTCATTGCTCATGCCCACTTCGGTGGGCTTTTTTTAATTACAACAATCGGAGTAATCCATGCCTTTGCTTCAAGAATCAAAAACATACAAGCCGTTTCAGTATCCGTGGGCTGTGGAAAAAGCAATCTCTCATGAGAAGGTACACTGGGGTGAATGGGAAGCTAAACTTCAGGATGATGTTGCACAATGGAACAATGGGAAGTTAACCAATGTCGAAAGAAACCACATTACACAGATCCTTAGACTCTTTACGCAGTCGGATGTCCAAGTTGGAACAAACTACTTGGAGTCTTACATACCTAAATTCAAGAATAACGAAATACGGGCTATGCTTACTAGCTTTGCTAATCGTGAATTTGTTCATCAGCGTAGTTACGCTTTACTCAACGACACATTAGGACTGCCCGAAGAAGAGTTCTCAGCTTTCTTAGAGTATCAGCAGATGGCTGACAAGATTGAGTTTATGGCTAATATTGATGTAAACACACAATCTGGGCTAGCAAAAGCCGTAGCACGTTCTGTGATTAACGAAGGTATGTCATTGTTTTCGGCATTTGTGATGCTACTCAACTACCAACGCTACGGTAAAATGCGTGGCATGTGTGAAATTGTCGAATGGTCTATTCGCGATGAAACAATGCACTGTGAAGGTATGACACAACTATTCCGCACATTTTGTGAAGAACACCCAAGGATTGTGACAGATGAATTTAAATCAGATATCTATCAAATGGTTAGAGATGCAGTTGCTCTTGAAGACAAAGTTATTGAACTTGCGTATGAGATGGGAGATTTGGAAGGACTCAGCCAAAAAGAAGTTAAAAAATATATTAGGTACATCGCAGACAGACGACTGATTCAGTTAGGACTGAAAGGTAATTATAAAGTAAAAGAGAATCCACTACCATGGGTAGATTGGGTGATCTCAGGAGATTCACACAAGAATTTCTTTGAGGGCGTTGTGACAGACTACAATGCCGCAGGTATGGACGGTGATGATTGGGGGTGGCAAGCCGCATGAGTTCAGATCAAGTTAAGCAGGAATTCGCAAAACTTAATCAAAAAATCAAAGAACTGGAGGCTACCATCAGATACATGAAAAGGAAGATGCGCAAGTAGTGCTAGTTATTGTACTTGACATTTGATATAATCTGCATATAACTACATGGAGGAAGTTATCAATGTCTAAAGTGCGCTCAGTCCCTTTAAAGATTCAATTCCAAAAAGGTTATCAAGCGTTTAGGCGGGGATTCACAAAGAACCCATACCAACACAAGGACGATGTTCAATTTAGGGAATGGGAACGTGGATTTAATGCCGCATACTTTGATGCATTGACTCACAGTCCCACCCGCTAGTCAGTGCACCCGCATTGGCTACACACTCACAGCCCCTCGCAATGAGGGGCTTTTTATTATTAAAACTGTTTAACAAACTGCTTAGATATCTCAATCAGTAGCTTTAGATCTTCTTCGTTTTTAAGATCTGGCTTTCTGCCTTTTAGATTTCTGAACTCAACAACAGACATATCTCTATTATCAACTGGCTCAGATTCAAATTTTAACCGCATTACTTCTTCAACTGAGTAGTCAATTTTTTTATTGCTAGCTTGAGTTAATAAAACATCAAACACCTGACCACGGACTTGTGATACATAATCTCTTGAAATGTTTCTAAGTAATACTTTTTTTGTCTTTTTGTCTGAATCATTGTAACGCTCACTGCGAATCAGTGGCTTGATGTACTCAGACAGTGATGGCAGACGCCCATTGCCTGACAATTCCCTGCGCACTAATACATCAGCCGGTCCAAATGGGATTGGCTTGTATATGTCATAGGCAGTCATGTTGAGTGTAGCTAATTCTTTCTCTAGCTCACTCTTTGGCCGTGAACGGGCGAGACCAGTAAGTGCGGTTGTAGCTGGATCACGAGTTTCTGTAGGCTCTTCGGATGTTATTACGTAACGATTTTTAACAAGAGGCGTTTTTTCCAAACCCTCTAGTTTCTTGTCTTTTAATGGCTGTGGTAGCGCACGTGATGCACGTACAGTGAAGATATCACCAAATGTAACCTGACCATTTGTTTCATTAACAAGTCTAGCTTCCGCATCTGTAATCTTATATAAATCACGAGCAACAGCCAGTGGCATTGCATATGAAAATGTTGCTACATAGTCTCCTGCAAAACGGGCCATCGCACGTTCAAACTTTTGGCTAGATATAAAGTCACTGTCTTCGCCGACACCTGCCGCCCAATCAACCATTTCAGGTAAAGCTGTTTCAGCAAAGTACGCACCTGCACCAACCCGGAGTGCAGAACCTATCATAATTTCAGATACAACTTTTGCATCTGCCGCCTTTACAATTGCGTTGACATTGTCTGTGTTAGTTCTGCCCGAGTCGTAGTGTCTGTACAATAAATCGGCCATGTAAAATGGCATCGACAGTGGGCCTAAGAATGGACGTAAGTCAGTGACTGACCCATCTTCATTCTCATATTCATACCACATGTTCTCTTCGCCATTAGCTACACGCATACCATATGCGCCCATAATCATGCCTACGCCGGTAATCTGCTTTGCAACTTTTTCAGGTGCGGATTTAGATGACAAAATTCCGATGATTGGAGCATGGTCGTAAATAAATTCGATTTGATTGGCAACGAATCGTGGGAATGGAATCAGTGTACCAAGTAATATACCTGACCCGGCTTGTTTATCTGCCTCAAGATATAAACGTGCCGCCTTACCTGCTATACCTTTACCTGTTGGATATTTCTGATAAAGAAGTTCAAAGGACTTGTCAGTTGCTTTATTAAATAACTTGGAGTCAATTTTGTTGAAGTCTCCATCTGATATAACCTGTATCAGGTCACGGCCAGTTTTACCATTGATGGTTGCACCTTTGACGTAGCGGTTAAGCTCGCCTGCGAAGATGGCTTTTTTATAGTAGTTATCAGCAAATCTGTTAGCAAAGTTAAGTGCCGCACCTACACCTTCTAAGAACCCACCAGTTTTCCCTTTGTTTGCTACATAAGCAGAGTCAATAAAAGTACCAAACAATCTTTGTGCGGCTTCTGGGTTTCTGCTTTCATACAAATTGGCTATGACATCAGCTACTACCCTGTTTTCTTTTGTAGGTGATATTGGTGCTAAGTACTTTAAAATACTTAAAGAGTCACTACGAAATGAATCCTTTGTGTATTTAGCACCGAACACATTCAAAATCTTGCGAGTTGTATTCTCAATCAATGTTTCAGGCATATCGATTAAGATACGTGCGGCACCGCCTGCAAAGTTACGAATCGTGGTCTGTGGCTGTGACGTTAAGATTGCACGGCGCATACGCTCAAAGCCTTTAAGACCACCTAATGTTTCTGTTGCTAAGAAACCTAAACCATTCGCAACGTCAGCAATGAATTCACTTTGTTGTTCGCTAAGAGCAATCCCTGTGCGAGTAACATTACCTTCTGCATCAACAACCTCATTAGACAAATCTTTTATATCTGATGCCAGCTTCTTTAATACTCCTTTTTTCAACTGGCCTTGCAGTTGCAGTGTACGTGCCGCATCAGATACGTCAGCAGTAAAAATAAGACTTAGCTGTTCACTAGATAAGTTATAGTCGTTAGCAATCTTATCTATTTTCTGTGTGGTCAGATTCCCTGAACGGATACGATCTGCTACAATTTCTGTGATACGCTTTTGTGAATCTCTAGTTAAATCTTCAGGACCAATAAGATCAATAGCCGCCGCAGTGATAGCTTTCTTAGTCGGTATATCCATATCAAATATGAATAGTTCGTTAGCACTTAATTGCTCACGCAACTCCGTGCCTTCTTTAACTGCTTCTTCATCTAATGGACGTAACTTTCCTTTAACGCCGTCTGCCTTATCCGCATTATTTGCAATAGTTTGCTCAGCACGTGCAGTAGCTTTTTCTGTAGCTTCTCTAGTTGCTTCATTGGCATTGTCTAGCAATTTTGATGCTTTATCTACCTGACGCTTTTTAAGTAATCCTGTTAACGCACCACCAACACCACCAAGTGCGCCTGCTATTACAGTTGTAGTACCTAATGCAGTCGCATCTTCCTCTGCCTGCGCACCAGTTTCCACACGAGCCATTTGCCGCGCTTTTTCTTGACCAAACCCAGCAGTGCCTTCTACAGTCGCTCCTGCAAGCGCACCAGACGTTTTAGGAGCTTGAGCAATACTTTTGTACAGTAATCCTCTTACACCCGTTCTAGCGGCTTGCTGTGCACCCAGAGATGCAACTTTACCTGCACCTGCAGTAATAAATCCCAACCATGTAGATGGAGAAGAAAGAACCGAAATACCATAGTCTGTTGCTATTTCCAGTAAATCTTCATTGGCGTTTGGCTCTAACTGATCAAAAGTTTGAAACAGGCGAGCCATTTTATCTCTCATTTCTGGGGTAGCTTTTTGCGCAAACATTAAATCCCTTACGGGAGTAATATCATTACTACTATGAAACCGCATGTGGCTTAGAAAATTTTCAAAAATTTCTTCGCGGCTAGTGTGTGCTTTACCAGTTCTTTCTATAAGAAAATCTGATGCATCCCGTATGAATTGAGGATCATTAATCACATCTTCTTTTTTTAATTGCTCTGCCATTTAATTTTCCAATGCTTCTTCATATTTACGCTTTATCAACGGTAAAGCAGAGTCTAGCTGATCTTGTGTAATACCTTCTTTTAGCGTTCCGTCTGAGTTCAAATATGCTCCATAGGTTTCATCCCAAGCCTTTGCTTTCTTGTTCTCTAAATTCTTTTTGGCTTTAAACTTTCTGCTATCTCCAATTTTACTTGGGTCGGGCCTCGCCATATTCCCCTTTGGCATTATTTCTTCAACAGCGGTACTTCCTAAAATTTCTGAAATTTTGTCGGGGGTGTCTACTATAGCTGTAGCTATATTACGCATTATTCTTATTCTTTGACTTTGCGTTAAATCGTACTCATTTAGTATATCCTCAATTTTCTCTTCACCACTTGCTCTTTTTATAATCGAAAGCATGTCTGCGCGGCTTATATTAACTGCATCGCCCTCTTCAAAAGCTTTTGTAATAGCTGACTCAGGATTATCTGTCATAAATTTGCTTATTGAAGATGTTGTTGCAGTAGTATCTTCGTCTTTTTTATCGCCCTCTGCTTTATCGCCCTCTGCTTTATCGCTAGTAGTAGATACTACACCTAGATCTTGAACTACTTTATCTAGCAATTCTGCATCTGACATACCACCCTCCATTGAACCCGGAGGTGTTTTACTTCTTTCTTCGTTAAATTTTTGCTGTATTCTTACAGCCTCCGCATTTGCGGCTTTAATTTTGTCTAATTTCTTCTGATCTTTTTCGCCAGTAGTCTCAAATCGTGTTGAGTCCACATTAAGTTTAAAGTCACCATATTTAACTTGCAGGCGTTTTACAATCTGTTTATCCAGCATAGTACCTGTATAAGTTTGTTGTTGCGGCACATCGCGTATTGTTCCGCTTAACAGACTTGATAAACCCGTTAAACCTGCAGGCGCATCATAGTCAGGTACATTAGTATCTTTACTGAGGCCTTTGATGTCGTCACGAATGCCTTTGGTGTAATCGAATCCAAAGATAGACTGAGCAATTTCTGGTGTTTCAGTTGGTTCAGGGAACTTATCAAGCAGTCCCTGTACAACAGGATCAAGTTGCAGACCTTGTTGAGATTCAGTTGCAATTAAGTTATCAAACCGTTCCTTGTAAAAGTCACGAAACTTACCGCCAGTTGGGTCTTGGCTTATAAGGTACTTGTAGTTGTCCGACTTTTTATAATCACTTAAATCATCTGCAACAACAGCAAAGAAGTTTTCTTTGTACGTGTTAAGGCCATTAGCAATCTGTGTGTCAGTCAAACCTTCAGCACGTAATGCATCAATCTTTTTGTTTATCTCTCGCTTTTGTTCACGAATCTTTTCGTCGAAAGCTCGTTTCTCTTCAGCACGAGTTTCAAACTTCTTAGTAAAGTAATCAGTAGCAAACTTACGGTACTCGTCTTCTCTGGTCGCCAAGGTTTCACCCATTTTACCTAAGACAATTTTCCAATTAATACCCATGATTATTGCTTCCTACTCATCAGACCACGAGGTGCCTGCTGTTCTTCTTCAGGCATTTCTTCAGTTGCTACTTCTTCAGTCATTTCAGGCATGTCTGCTGACTCTAAATCATTTTTACCTACAAGATCATCACGAAGCTTAATCATCTCTTTCTCAGACATCTTTATTTCATCGCGCTCATCACCAACTTCGTAGGATACGCCTTCAGCATCTAACAGTGCTTTCATCATCTCGATGACTACAGGAGATGCAAGCGCACCTAGATCTACAGAGTGGACACCTTCCATTGTAGATGTTGTGATCCATACATCTGCAATAAACGCTAATGGGAATCCAACTTCTACTTGCTCAGCTAGACCATCAGTGAACTCAGGGTTCATCATGCGGTCCATGTAATATGTCGCAACTTCATCAATAGTTGTCATTTCATAAGGTCTGCGCCACGGTCGAGACTTGGGCTCAGCAGTCAATGCCATTCCCGGCACTGGGGCAGTTAGTTTGATCTCTTTTTCAATTGCCACCTTTCATGCCCTCAATCAATTGTACATATTCCAATACTTTTCTTAGCTCTTTATCTTGTGCATTACCTACAATTCTATTTTGTTTAGGCATAATATTTTTAGAGTATGTCATCAAACCCTTTTTTTCTTTTGTGGCTGGCGCAGACTTATTATTATCCATTGCTTCAATGGTCTGTCGGTAATCTTTAAAATTCATGTATGCCCTTAATGCGGCATTGTTTTTAGCATCTAACATAATTACCTCTTACTACCCCAACCTAATAATATTTTTCTGCGCTAAGTATCCAGATGCCACTGTACCTAAGAATGATCCCAGCCCAGATGAAGCTTCAGCATCTGCTTTAAGATCAGCAAGTTTTAGATTTGCGTCTGCTTGTAACTTAACAACAGCAAGATCATTAACACGCTGTAGTTCGTTTTCAGCGGTGCGCCATGCATATTCCATCTGATCTTCATATATTTGCCACATATTAGCGTATGCCTGCTCGCTAATATTTAATACAGCCTGTGCATTATTTTTGTTAGCTTCGTTAATAGCGGCTGTGTTAGCAGTAGCAATTTCCCTACGCCATTGAGCATTGGATTGTGCAATCACAATCTCATTTTGAGCATTAAATTGATCACGTTGACTGATAATTTCAGTGTTGAATCTGTCAATTGCAGTCTCTTGCTCTACGTTAAATTGTTCCATCGCATTTGACTGTGTCGCATTAAACTGGGACACCTGAGTCTGCAAATTAGCAAAGAACTGATCAACTTGATTTTGTGAGGATGCATTGAATTGACGAGCGGCATTATCAGCCGCCTGATCAGACAATAATGCTTGCATTGTATTTTGTGTATCTAACATCGTTGTCTGTTGAGTGTTAGATAAATTAGCCATGTCCATTTGCAAAAATGCTTGAGCGTTTTGCACAGCCGCCTGTTGACGATTGTTTAAGTTAGACATCTCTAACTGCGCAATCTGAGCAATGTTAGCCATCTGTACAGCCTGCCTGTTAGACAAGTTATTAAGATCGACTGTCTGTGCTAGTTGTGCATTCTCAAGAGCAATCTGCTGTTCTGCACTAAAGTTAAGATTAGCGATGTCAGAAATACGTGCCGCATTAGCAACACGAGCTTGGAACTCTTGATCAAACTGTTGACCAATAAATTGAGCACGTTGCTGTGCGGCTAGCATTGCACGAGCTTGGCGATTAGATAAATTCTGCATCTCAAATTGAGACATTGTTTGCGCATCTTGAACTGCGATAGGCAATGCAGACTCCATAGCCGCCTGAATAATAGCTTGACCCGCAAGAGAAGATGCACCTAATCCACGTTGGGCCATAATAGCTGTTGCGTTGCGGATAGCTCCAGCCGCCCATGTAGGTGTTTCCCCATCTTCAAACTGAGCCATCAAGTTTGCTAACTGGCCTTGTACAGTAGCCTGTTCTGTGGGCTGAGCTTGCGCCGCCTCTACTTGTTCAGCAAACTGTGCCGCTACCATTGCATCCGCAGGTGCTTGCACTAATTCTTTAGCAGATAATGTGCGAGCATCTGGTGCCTGAACACGTACCGCCTGATCTATTTGTGCCGCTTGCTGTTCCGCAACATCTGTCGATGTGGGCACTTGGGTCTGCGCTACTGCAGGTGCAGATACAGATCCGATAGCAGGGGCAGTCGAAGGCACCTGACCTGATGCAAGCATCGCTTGATACTGTTGTGCATTTGGAGTAAATGGTGTTTGCGCTTGTGCAGTTTGTGCAACAGTCGGCATGTCAGCCTGTGGTGCTGTGCCTAACTGCCCGACATCTCCTACAGCTTGTTGTGTGCCAAACTCAATGCCTTGCGCTAACTGTTGTCCACCCATAGGTAAACCGGGCTGAAACATACGTTGCCCAGAAACATCAGCAATTGTAGGCATTACATTCTGCATCATAATGTTGCCTTCAGGATCAAGTACAGGATTACCTTCTGTATCTAATACTTGTTCTTGTACAGGCTGACCTGATGCATCTAGCTGTGGACCATATGGTATTTGTTGAGGCACAGCCTGACCTACTGTCGGTGCACCTACACCTTCAGATGTCTGTGTAATACCCCCTTCCTGCATTTTAACTACAGCACCGCCGCGAGCCATGTTAAGCATTTTAGCTTTATTTTCTAGACCAGTGTACGCACGTTGAGCACCCGGATTACTAGCCAAGAACTCATTAAATTTATACATCGGTCCTTGATAGCCAAGCTTCTCAGCGATGCGATTCATCTGACCTTCGTTAAACATTTTAAATTAGCTCCATAGCCTTGGCGCGTGTTTCATCAATCCTACGCTCCCATCCCTTACCGAATGTTTCATAGATAGATAAACCACGAATAAATTCTTGGCGAATACGAGTGACCTCATTCACTACGTACTCTTCTCCTTTGTTTTTAACTGTAGTCCATACTGAGGCAAGTGTGTGGGGGCCGATGATGCCGTCACCCTCCTCGTTTCCACAGGCACGTTGCAGTGCTGTGGACGCACGAGAGATGCCTGAGTTGACACCATAATCCATGACAACACAAGCAACAGCGGGAGGCAAATCATCGCCCTTGATCTTGGACCAGTAATCTCTAAAGTATATTTCTCCTGCATCTTCTTCCGTTAAGCTAACTATGTCAATTTCGGGGTAGGCACGTTTACTAATGCCGTACTTCGTCTCACCACCCGGATCGGATGGGTGATTGACATAACCACCTTCGTGATGAAGAACCATTTCAATTACAGAAGAGAAACTCACTCTTTTTCCTCTGTATCTGTATTTTCATTTTCATGCTCGTGGCAACACTCATGTCCTTCTTCGTGCTGATGATTTTCTCCGTTTGCATGATCGTGACAACATGTGTGCTTCTTTTCTTCAGTCATAATGGTCTCCTTATCTCTTAATCATATCTTTTATTTTCAACCCAAATGAGGCTAGAACAGCCGCATAGAGTAAATATTGATAATATTCTGGAAGTTCAGCGAGTACGATGAATACTTCTTTGACACGGGCAATAACTTCAGGGGAATCAAATGTCACTGCGTATGCGAGTGACCAGAGAGGAAGTGTCAATAATACTATAAGATACTCATCTTTCCAAGAAGACTTTGTAGCATCCGCCATGCGAGCTTCCCAATCTGCATCTGTACGTAACTTTTCAAGCTTTACCTCGTGCTTTACTTTACGTTCTTCTGCTTTGCCTTGTACCCAGCCCTTGGCTAAATCAACAACTCCACTTAATACTGTTCCCCAAATCATGTTGTTCCGCCTACTCTGTTATATGGTTGTCTTTTTATCGTCTGGTACGGGTATGCAAGACATTCCTCGTGGGTCTTCTTCGTTTTGCATCATCACCATTGCTTCTTCAAAACAATCCTGTGGATTTTCGTATTCTTTACGATCTACTATTTGCAAAAAACCCGGTTGCATAGCTATTGTGATTATTCCGTATACAGTCCACATTTTATTGTGCCCAGTTTTGCCAATCCATTTTATTTGCCCTTTGTCGTTATGAGCCAATATAATAAGTAAGCGCAAATCCCAATAGCAGAAAGGGCGGCAATGGTAACAGCAGTGCCAATGCACCATTCTTTAATAAGTCTTTTTTTACGGGCTTTCGCTTGTTCAATTCGTTTACGTTCATTTTCTTTTAATTGCTTCCGGTTAATAATAAACTTTTGGTAATCCTCCCATAGTCCGGGACGACCACTGTAAATAAATAGTTGTTTAATCTCAGCTTCACGCTGTTGAATTTTTTCAAGCTCAAAGAAGGCTTCCATGTCACCACCTTTTGCTTTTCTTTCAATTTGTTCTTTTGCGTCAGCGAGTTTGGTTAGTTGTGGTCCTAGTTCACCAACAGAGGTAATATGACCTGCAAATTCTTTAATAGCACCGATAGCATCGTTGGCTATCTTAACTGCGGCTATCGCTTCAAAAATCACTACACCACCTGCGTAATGAGTGCGACAACGGCAGAAATGACCGCAACAGTAGACATCATCACCATCGCCTCCAATCGCCACAGTCTTTTGTCAAGACCCTCCAGTTTGTCCTGCACGTAACTATAACGAATGGCACACTCAGC